AAGCAATAATCAAACACTTGTGGCGGATAGTGCCGAGGCAACAGGCTTGAAATGGGCTACGGCTTCAGCACCTTCTTACACTTGGACTTCTTACACGCCAACAGTTACTGCTGCTACTGGGTCAATCACAACTTCTTCTGCGACAGGCAAATACATACAAATTGGCAAGTTTATATTTGTCGTTGCTCAGGCGGTTGTCACAACTAACGGCACAGGCGGAGGTAGTTATTTATCTGTCTCTGCACCTTTTGCAAATGTTGGTGATCGTTCAACTGGTTTGTGGCGAGAAAATGCTGCAACTGGTAACGCAGGTCAAGTAAGCGTAAATGGTTCAGCATTTTTATTGGCAACGATGGCAAATGGTTATCCTGCTGGAAGCGGTTACACTTTCTTTTTCGGCATAGGATATGAGGTTGCATAATGACTAATTTTATTTCATCACTTGGGAATGACAATGAAGTTTCAGATGAACTTTATTTAATTCGTATGCGTTACTGGCGCGACACAGAATTGGCGCGTACAGACTGGACACAGGTTGCAGACGCACCAACAAACAAAGCAGCGTGGGCAACCTATCGCCAAGCATTGCGCGATTTGCCTGCAAGTAATACAGACCCGCGAAAGATTGAACTACCAGAGATTCCTGCATAGTGGAACACTTGACTGAGAAAGTTACTAAGGATGCTTACTAGCTACAACGGCTGGCCAGCATCTAAGGATCAGGCCGAGATAGGCGTAAAGTCTTTTCCAGTAGAAGGAACGGCTTTAAAGATTCGCTGCTCGGAAAAAGTTGCGCCCCTTCTTATCGGTTTTGCTTCGGAGTTTAATAAACTTATCGAACCTCTCGACGGTTCTACTTTTGACGATTGGGGTTACTGCTATAGAGATGTTCGCGGAGTAGCCGGTAAGTTAAGTAATCATTCTTCGGGAACCGCAATTGACCTTAACGCGATTAAACACGTTTTAGGTAAGGTTGGGACATTCGAGGCGTCTAAAGTTCCTATGATCCGCGCGCTCGCTAAAAAATACGGCTTAGTTTGGGGTGGAGATTATAAAAACCGCAAAGATGAAATGCACTTCGAAATCGGTATTAACCCGGCGAAAGTCGCCGCGTTGATTAAGAAAATACAAGGAGAATAAAAATGAACGCAAAAATAAAAGCGGCGACCTTGTCGTATTTCAGAGCAGCTGCGGCTTCCGTAGTCGCTTTATATATGAGTGGAATTTCAGATCCTAAAATCCTAGCAAACGCTTTTATTGCCGGGTTGATTGGCCCTGTTTTAAAAGCATTAGACCCTAAGGAACCGCAAATCGGATTCGGTTCCAAGTAATATGGAAATCCAGGCATGGGTCGCCGTAATTGTAGGCGTTATGGCGATTCTGTCTGGTCTTTACGCTGCCGTCCGTTTTATCGTAGCGGCCATGCTGAACGAAATAGGGCCGCAAGCGAACGGAGAAAGCCTAAAAAACCAAGTAAATAGGCTCGAAGCGCGCTTAGATCATATTTATATGATACTTCTGGAGCGTTAAATCGTTATAAAACCGTTACCTAAATATCCTTTATTTATCGTATCTTAGGCGTATTCTTTTCTTATCTAAGCGGCCTCGCTTAGATTACGAAAGGTCTAAAATGTCTAAAATGGCAGATTTACACATAGAAATTGCCGAATATCTAGGAAGTAAATCCCCGGAGTTTTTTCAAGCCTGGGAGTGCGGTTGTTTTTTTTGCGAACAAATCACGATTAAACAAATAGACGAAGAATTTAAAAAACAAAGCGCTGGGTTTAACGCTTTAGCCGGAGTCGGTTTATGATCTCTTTTCTAGCCGAACTACCCACGTGGGTCTATTTTATCTTTATTTTTGCGTTTCTCTGGAGCGTTTGCGGCCTTGGTTATTTTCTCGGAATTGAAGTAGGAGCGGAGCGCGGTTTTCGACTCGGATACGCTCGCGGAAAATTAGTCGGAACTCAGGAAACTAATTACTATTATAACTCTGGAGAATGGCCTTTTACGGACGGAATCGTAAATGACTAGGAGAGAAGTAGGCGATAACGCGGTTATTTCGAACCTATCTAAAACCTCGGTTCGGGCCGCTATTCGCGCTTATCCTAAATCGGGCTCGATACGGCTAAAAGTTTATCATTTTATAATCCGGCGCGGTTTAGACGGCGCGACGGATCAAGAAATATCTATGACGCTTCAGATCTCCGAAAATACCGTTCGACCTACCCGAAAGACTTTAGAAATAGACGGGTTTGTTCGAGATTCCGGACTCACTCGAAAAAACCGTAACGGTAACGAATGCATAATTTGGCGAGCCTCCGAGGAAGGAATGATTCTATGAGTAATTTTCAGATAGACCCTAGTTATCAAGAAGTGGCGGAACGAATGAAAGTCGCGCGGGAAATATGGCCCGAATGTATTTTTCGCGCCGCTAACCCTTTAGTTCCGTTCCATTTAGTAGAAATTGCCGGCGTACATTACATTATTTATACGGCGGCGCTTTATCGTAATTCTACGGATCAGTTACCGGCGATCGGAACCGCCTGGGAAGAAGTACCCGGACGCACTCCCTATACAAAAGGTTCGGAACTAATGAACGCCGAAACCTCCGCTTGGGGTAGAGCCTGCGTTGCCGCCGGTATTCCCGCGAAAAAAATCGCTAGTTTTGAGGAAGTTAGAAATAGGCAAACGCCGCCGGAGATTAAACGCGAAAGCGCGGGGGATATAAATACCTCGGAACTCGACGCCTGGAATCTATCTACCGTCGTGAAAGTAATCGACGCCTGGAACTGCATTCACGGCCCTAGAATCGTTCGGGAAGGCGAGAAAAACGGTCGGGCCTATTACGGAATGGCTTGCTCGAAAACTCTTAACTCCGGCGTCCAGTGCGAAACTAACTGGTTCGTTCTAAACGCCGCCGGTAAATGGGTTCCAAAGTTAGCCTCGGTTGAATAATGGCCGACGACGCCATTATTGCTTTTCGCCGTATCGCTTACGATATTTTGAGAGAGCATTACGATTGCGATAAAATCCCGGATTCGGTACGGGATACGATCCCCAAAGGAAAAACCTATCAAGGCTTTACGGACGAAGCGATTGCTCGCCAAATCACGCAAATGCTTGGAATTATAGGTACTTGGTTCGGCTCTTTCGATTCCGACGACGCTAAAGAGTACGGCGACGAAACTAAAGTTGCCGCCGTCGCTTTTATGTTTCAAGTTTTATCAAGCATGTTTTTCGAAGCCTGCGATTCAGATGAGGAGAATTACAAAAATGGGTGAAATGGAACTGATTAACTTAGATACTAAAACTAAAACGATTATTTATAACGGGGAAATAACTCGAATTCCCGTCGAGTACTGCGATAACTGCTCTAAATGGCAAAACGCGGTTTATGGATCATTCCAGAGAGGATTAGGCGGAGAAAAACTCATGTGGTTTTGCTCCGGTTGCAAATGACCGAAGCGGATATTTTCGCCGAACCTACGCTATTCGGCTCGGACGAAGATTACATAGCGGATTTATTTGACCGTTTTATAATGCCTCCCTATTCCGTACTCGATAGGAAACAAGGTTCCTGGATGCGTCGAAAACGGCAATGGCTCACTTTAGGCATAAAATCGGAGTTAGGCCGCGCCGAAGATCTCTTATTTTCTAAACCTAACGAAGATTCCTCGGAAGCGGTTAAAAAAATACAGGGCGCGACGGACGGAACGAGCGTATTCGATCCGGTAATAGCCGAAATAGCCGTTCGCTGGTTCTCCGCTCCGGGAGGAACGGTTCTCGATCCTTTCGCGGGAGGTTCGGTAAGAGGAATAGTAACTAGCCTTCTTTCGCGTAATTACTACGGTATCGACCTTCGCTCGGATCAGGTCGAGGCTAACCGAGAGCAAAGATCTATCGCTTCTCCGGATTTTCCTCCTCTCTGGATTGCCGGCGATTCGGAAAAAGTTCTCGATAGCGTAGAGCCCGAGTCCGTCGATTTAATCTTTTCCTGCCCTCCCTATTTTGACTTGGAAGTTTATTCCGACGACCCGGACGACCTTTCGAATATGGATTGGTTTGACTTCCGCTCTTCTTATTTCGGGATAATAGATAAAGCGGCTAAAGCGTTAAAAGATGATCGTTTTGCCGTCTGGATTATCGGCGAGGTACGGGATAAGAAAGGCTTTATTCGGGGCCTAATCCCGGAAACGATCGAGGCTTTTCGAGCGGCCGGGTTAAATTACTATAATAACGGTATAACGCTCGATCCGCAGGCTACGGCGGCTCTTCGAGCGGCTCCGCAGTTTAATAGCGGGAGAAAACTCATAACAGTACATCAACACTTTATGGTTTTCGTTAAAGGCGACCCGAAAAAGGCTACCGATTACTGTAAAGCCGGAGAAGAAGATGACGGAACCGATTCCTTCCAGTAGCGCCGTTAGTCGCTGCGTTTGCGGATCCTGGGTAATGGCCGGGGTTCCCTGCGTCGTCTGCTATATCTTAGAAACGAGAAAAAGGTGATCGAATTAGGCTTTCTCGGAGGCCTTCTTATCGGAATCTTACTCGGAAGGCTTTTATCTTTATGGTTAGATTAACGAAAAGTTATCCCCATAAGTTATCCCCAGGCGTCCCCAGGCTGTTAAGACTCGCTCAAGATTCCGTTAATAATCGTTCAATCCAAACGGAGGCGGTACGCTCCGACCCGGAACGCTGGGCCGCTAGGTTAGCCCGAAGCGTTATCGGCTCGGTGCTATCGGCCGTGCTGTGCTTTAGCCCTGTTGCGGCTTTAGCAGTGAAGAATGAAGTTATTAAATACCAGACTTACGCAGGATCTCTTCTCACGCCTTTAGAGTTCTCTTCTGCTTTGACTCTTTGGACTAAAGAAAGTAATTGGAATCCTGAAGCGAAGAACGGTAGTCATTACGGTATATGTCAGGGACGCAGTAACTACCTTATAACTGCCGACTACAAACAACAGATTCGTTGGTGTATAGCGTACGCTCGGAACCGTTACGGATCTATAACCGAAGCGTTAAAGTTCTGGAAGGTACGAGGATGGCATTAAACCGAAAGAGCATGGGAACTTACCAATGGAAACAGCAAAGGTTAAGAGTTCTCAGGCGTGATAATCATGTCTGCGCCTACTGCGGCGGAGAAGCCACTGCGGTCGATCACATCGTTGCTGCGGTTCGCGGAGGAGATGATTCGTTAGAGAACCTAACGGCCGTCTGCAAGCCTTGTAATAGCCGCAAGGGGGCTCGTGGCGTTTTTTTAGGGGACACCTC